AAATGTTAGACAAAGCAGTAGGATGGATGCGCAGCCTTACCGAAGCTGGAATAGCATTAATCGCACTTGGTGTGGTTTTGCAAATTCTATGGCCTGGTTCAGCGTCAGTTCCATTTATTGGACTAGATGTCATGGGAAACGTTCTCGCCTTAGTTAAATCTTTGGGTGGAGAAGGTCTTATGGGTCTAATCGCAGTCTGGATTCTTTGGGGCATCTATAATAGAGGTTCAAAATAGTCTTGACAAATTCAAAACTTATGTTATAATATAAGTATGTGAATTTTATATTATGGAAATAAAACTGAAAGGGGTGCTGGTTAATCCTTTGGTGTCCTCACCCCTTTCTTTTATTATGAAACAAAATTGGAAAATTGAAGAAGGTGAAATGAAAACAGAATTTAAGTTAGTGGTAAAGGGCTCTGGTACTTATACAGCAGATTCGTTTACTGAGTTAATTTGGATTGTTTTACGACATCGCCTCCAACATCTATGTAATGGTGAAGGATGGCGTGATTGAGGTTGTCCATAGTGGAAACCTCGCAACTGTCACCCGCTCTAGCGAATGAGGGGTGAATTTATTAACCTCGCTTTATAAGGAGGCATCATGGTACAATTTCGCGCATCACACACTCCCCTAAACTTTGGGGATTTCGAAAAGGCTCTAGGATTTTCCATAGGGTTTGATTCAATGTTTGACCGTTTGCTGGGAGATTCCACGCAACACGTTACAAACAATCAAGGATTTCCCCCATACAACATTCGAAGAGAAGAAGACACCAAGTACTTCATTGAAATGGCCGTTGCTGGTCTTTCAGAAGAAGATCTTGAAGTCGAATTAAAAGAATCGGTTCTTCAAATTCGATCTAAGCAATCTACAACAGAAGATGAAGCTAATTATGTTCATCGTGGGATTGCCAAGAGAACATTTGAAAGGTCTTTTACACTTTCAGATGATATTGTTGTAAAGGGTTGTGATCTCACTAACGGAATGTTAACTGTTGCACTTGAAAAAATAATTCCAGAGGAAAAACGAGCACGTTTAATTCCTATTGGAAATAAGAAAATCAAGTCGATTAACTAATTGACATTCGATGCGCCCATCAGTATTTTGTACTGGTGGGCTTTTTTGTTCACTATATATTACAGAAATAAAAAACCTCACATTAGGAGAAAAAATGTGTAATAACGAACATTGCAATTGTGAAAATTGCACCTGTGATCCATGTGGATGCACAGCAGAAAATAAATGTGGATGTGAATAATTAGGAGAAGAATATAATGCTTACAGTTTTAGGAAGTCTATTAGGATTTGCTGGTTCAGCAGTTCCAAGTATAATAGACATGTTCAAAGAGAAAGAAGATGCAAAATCTAAAGTGGAGATGTTTAAACTCCAGTTAGAGGCGAAAGAAAAAGGCGTTGACTTAGACATAAAGTTAATGGAAACAAAAGCCGCCGTAGAAGAACAAAAATCTCTTATTGAACATGACATAGCACTAGGTAAACAGGGTGGATTTATAAATTCATTACGAGCATTTGTAAGACCATTCATAACTTATGTTTTTTTCTTAACATTTATAGGTGTTAAAATTACATTAGTGTGGGATACCATTAGCAAAGGTGGAGATTTAAACGCTACCCTTGATGTTATATGGGATGAACAAACGGAAGCATTATTTGCAGCTATCATTAGTTTTTGGTTTGGTTCTCGCGCAATGCCGAAAATAAAACAACTTAACAAATAAAAAATATTATGAGAATATCAAAGAATTTTTGGCTTAGTGAATTGACTAAAAGTCCTACCGCTGAAAGGTTTGGAATATCAAATGAACCATCAAAAGAACATCTAGTTAATCTTACAGTAGTAACACATGAAATTTTACAACCTGTAAGAGAACATTTTGGTGTCATTACGGTGAATAGCGGCTATAGATCGCCTACTTTGAACACTAAAGTCGGCGGGTCCAAAACCTCGCAGCACTGCAATGGCGAGGCAGTAGATTTTGAACAATTAGGAACAGCTAATCCAGAAGTAGCAAAATGGGTTACTAAAAATCTTGATTGGGATCAAATCATACTGGAATTTTATCATAAAGGTCAACCAAATTCAGGGTGGATACATTGTTCATACAAAAAAGACGGAACAAACAGACGGAAAATAACAACAGCGTTAGTGGTAAATGGCAAAACCACTTACAAAAATGGTTTTGTTATTTAGTCGCATTTATTATTAAAATTTATCTTCAGATACTTTTTACAATGGGAGCCTTTATGGGGCGTTCATGGGTTGACAAACACATAAAAGTGTGTTATAATAGATTAGATGAAATTAATAGTTATTATGATAAACCAACCCGAAATCAATGGTATCAATAGAAGATAAATGTCCAAATTTTACACTAATGTAGTATGTCTTGGAAATTACATTTTTGAGAGGGGAATCGAAGACGGACTTCCCTTTGATGAAAAGCACGAGTTTAAACCTACCTTATACATTCCTACCACAACTAAAACCGATTGGCGAACTCTTGAAGATGCGCCTGTTGCTCCTATTCAATGGGGCACGATCAAAGAGACTCGCGAAGCAATGAAAAAGTATGAAGGTGTAGATAATATGAAAATCTACGGCCATACTAATTACAACTATTCTTTTATTGCAGATACCTATCCTGAACCAATCAATTACAATTTAGAACATCTCAAGATAATGTTTCTTGATATTGAAGTTGGTTCAGAACATGGTTTTCCAGATCCTCAACGTGCTGATGCAGAAATCACAGCAATTACAATCAAGGTAAATGAAGACATTCAAGTTTGGGGATGTTCCGAATTTAAGAACGGCCAAGACAATATTACGTACAATAAATGTGGTGATGAACGACAATTATTGGAGCAGTTTGTGATGTATTGGCAACAAAATTGTCCTCATGTAATTTCTGGTTGGAATACTAAAACATTTGATACTCCATATTTGGTTAATCGGATTCGTGGAGAATTGGGAGAAACATGGGTCAAAAAACTATCGCCGTGGGGATTTGTAAAGGAACAAAAGATTTTCGGTATGGGCGGTAGAGAAGTCCAGACATACGAAATATATGGTGTGTCTGAGATTGACTATCTAGATGCCTACAAGAAATTTACTTATACCAATCAAGAGTCTTATCGATTAGATCACATTGCTTATGTAGAATTGGGAGAAACTAAATTAGACTTTTCTGAAGTAGCAACACTTCACGAATTGTACAAAACAGATTATCAAAAATTCATTGAATACAATATTCAAGATGTACTGTTAGTTGATCGTCTTGAAAAGAAGATGAAGCTTTTGGAGATGATTATTTCACTAGCTTATTTGTCAAAGTGTAATTATACCGATGTATTTGCACAGACAAGAATGTGGGATTGTATTATTTACAATCATCTCTTGAGGGAAAAGACTGTAATTCCACAAAAGAAAAGAGAACGTAAGGGCGATGCTTATGAGGGTGCTTATGTAAAGGCGCCACAAAAAGGTAGACATAATTGGATAGTCAGTTTTGACTTGAATAGTTTGTATCCTCATTTAATTATGCAATATAACATTTCTCCAGAAACTATTCTTGGTACATGGGAAGATGAAATAGGTGTAGATGGGTTAGTAAATAAGGAGTTTGATACAAGTATTTGGAAAGAAAAGAATGTAACAGTTACACCGAATGGGTCAGTTTATCGTAAAGATAAACAGGGGTTTCTTCCTAAATTGATGGAAAACATGTATAATGATAGAGTCAAATACAAGAAGTTGATGTTGACAGAACAGAAAAAAGGAAGAAACGCCGATCCAAATAAATTATCACAATATTACAATTATCAACAGAATTTAAAGATTGCACTTAACTCTGCATACGGTGCAATGGGCAATCAATGGTTTCGTTTTTATGATGAACGAAATGCAGAAGCGGTTTCTGTCGCCGGTCAATTATCTGTTCAATGGGCAGAAAATGCGGTGAATAGTTACTTAAACACTACATTAGGTACAGTAAATGTTGACTATATTGTTGCTATGGATACCGATTCTCTATATGTTTGTCTTGATAGTCTTGTTTCTAGAATTGGTATTACCGATAAGGAAAAAATCATTGGATTCTTGGACAAGGCCTGTGGAAGAATAGAAGGAGTCATTGAGGAGGCGTACAAAGAATTAGCTGAGTATGTAAATGCCTATCAACAAAAGATGGTCATGAAACGTGAGGTTATTGCTGATACAGGAATTTGGACGGCGAAGAAACATTATATTCTGAACGTTCATGATTCTGAGGGTGTTCGATATGAAGAACCCAAATTAAAGATTGTAGGTATTGAAGCAATTAAAAGTTCTACACCACAAGCTTGTAGAGAGTCATTAAAAGAAATTTTCAATATTATTATTTCAGGTACAGAAGATGATGTGATTGGTTATATTGAAACATTTAAGGAAAAGTTTTTCAATTTGAATATGGAGAGTGTCGCTTTTCCACGATCTGTTAATGGACTTAAGAAATATAAAGATCCAGCATCAGTCTATAAGAAAGGCACTCCAATTCACGTAAAGGGGTCTTTGATCTATAATCACATGCTTAGATCCAATAAACTGACTAGAAAATATCCAGTTATACAAGAAGGTGAGAAAATTAAATTTGCTTATCTTAAAGATCCAAATCCGGCAGGCGATAAAGTAATTTCTATATTAAATAGTTTACCTAAAGAATTTGAATTAGAAAAATATATAGATTATGATATGCAATTTGAAAAGGCATTTGTTGAACCATTGAAAGGTGTATTGGATGTAATTGGTTGGGATACTGAACGCCGTTCAAGTCTTGACAATTTCTTTATTTAGTGGTATAATAGAGGTATATGGAAATTCATAAAGATATGTGGCCAGGACATATTTTGGCCGTATTGGAAAATAAAATTACCAACTTTCGTACAGGAAATTTAGAAGTTAAAGTTCAACTAAATGTGTGGACATCAGATTTAATAAACCAAAGTGCACCCATTTTTCTGTATAGATTTCCAGATAATTCAGCTGAAGCTCAGGCTATGAAAGTGCACTTGACTAGAAAATGGAAAATTGATACTACTATCACTACTAATTTCAGTTTTGTATTACAATTTATGACAAAAGATAGTTATATACCTTGGCATGATGATACGGGTTTTAATTTTGTATCAACAACATATTTAAATAAAGATTGGAAATATGATTGGGGTGGTGCATTTCTTTATGTTGATGAGAAAGATGAAAATAGATTTTTATATCCTGAATATAATATGGCAACGAGGTATGATAAGAATTCACATTCGGTTACTAAAATAGCAGACTTACCACCCAATAATTATAGAACAGTTTTACAAGTTTTTTGGAGTTAATATGGCAGGAAGTATAATAGTAAAGTATGCACAAAAAACATACAAACAACAAAGGGAAGAAAGACAAGACGCTCATGGAGTATTTAAAGAGTTCAATCATTCCGTAGATATTATTCCAGATTCTATTTCAATTATGACTTTCAGTACGTGGAAAGAGGCCAAGAAGTTTGCCACAGGCTTACAGGAAAGTGGACACTATATCATAGAAATGAAAGATGACTACAAACATTGATTACGGAAGTTGGATTGATGAAGAATTAGAACGTTTGATAGTTCACCTGAAATTTCAAAAAGAACATTATGCTGAAACGTTTACAGAACGAGCAGATTTGAATTTAGAAATACAAAGAATTAAAAAAGAACTTAGATTAAGGAAAAAACATGAATGAATATTTTGATAATTTATTAAAAGCGACAGGCAATGAGTTTGGATCAAAAGTTTCAGATGGAGTAGAAGCTGGTGATGTTTCAGGTTATATAGATACTGGTAGTTATATTCTTAATGCATTAATTTCAGGAGATATTTATGGAGGAATACCCACAAACAA